AGAATTAACGAACATCAGTTCTTATCAACTACAGGAGTATAAGAATATGGCTATATCAAGAGGACAGCTAGTTAAAGAACTAGAACCAGGATTGAATGCACTATTCGGCCTGGAGTACAAACGTTATGAAAATCAGCATCTTGAAATATTTGATGTAGAAACTTCTGACAGAGCTTTTGAAGAAGAAGTTATGTTATCAGGTTTCGCAAATGCTCAAGTTAAGCCAGAAGGTTCTGGAGTGACTTTTGACAATGCTCAAGAAACTTTCACAGCTAGATACACACATAACACCGTAGCACTTGCTTTCTCAATCACTGAAGAAGCGATTGAAGATAACTTGTATGACAGACTTGCGTCTAGATATACAAAAGCTTTAGCAAGATCTATGGCAAATACTAAGCAGGTAACGGCTGCAAACGTACTTAATAATGCGTTTTCAAGTTCGTTCCCAGGTGGCGACGGATCTCCTTTATTAGATCAGTCACATCCTACTATTGCTGGTTCATTTAGAAATGAACTTGCAACGCCGGCTGACTTAAACGAAACTTCATTAGAACAATCATTGATTGATATCAATGCATTCACTGATGAAAGAGGTTTAAAGATTGCTGCGAGAGGTATTAAATTAATTATTCCAAGTGAACTACAATTCACTGCGGAAAGATTAATGGCATCTCAAGGTAGAACTGCTACAGCTGATAACGATATCAATGCAATCAAATCTATGGGAATGATTCCACAGGGTTATACTGTGAACAATTTCCTTACAGATTCTGATGCATTCTTTATCAAAACGGACGTTCCAAATGGAATGAAAAATTTTGTTAGAGCGGCTATCAAAACTTCTATGGAAGGTGATTTTGATACTGGTAACGTTAGATACAAAGCTAGAGAAAGATACAGCTTCGGCTGGTCTGACCCTAGAGGTATGTTTGGCTCACCAGGTGCTTAATATATAAGCATTTTTTATTTAATGGGGTGGGTATATCTCACCCCATTAATCTGATAGAAAGAATGAATTATGACAAAAATGTTTCAAGTAAAAATTAGAGCTTATGGTCACATGGCTAATTTTAACATTGAAGCAGAAGATAGTGCAGAAAGTATAGAATTAGCTATCCTTGACAAAATAGGAAAAAAAGGTATATTACTAAAAGACAGCATGCGATCCTTTGCTAAGGATAAATGCTGGATAACCTATGAGGAGGTTGTAGATGATATCAGTTCAAGCTCTTTACACAAAGAAGAGAGCATTAGAACTTGATTGGGAGCAACACTACATTCAAGAGGGAATATATACTCTTGATATGGTTAGGATTGACGAAAAAATTCGTGAAATCATTAACCAGATTAAGATGTCTGAAGCTGAAATAGCTACAAGACAAATTAAAGTAGAAATGGCTGCTCCTGAGTTTTCTGTAGCTAGCTAAACCTAGCTATTTATATCCGAAAAGTAGTTTTTCGATGCAGGTATCCCTTGCGCTATTTAATAAATTCAGTTATATATTAAGCACTATACATTAACTTCTGATCTAGACGCGTATAGTCGACGGCCTAGAGACTAGATTGGAATAACTAGGAGAACATAACATGGCACAAACAACTTTCGACGGTCCAGTAAGATCATTAAATGGTTTTATAGGAACTGGTCCGGGAACAGTAAAAAATATAACAGCTGCAACTATAACTTTAGATGTTGCAAATTACGCAGGTAGACTTATTACAGTTAATAATGCGACAACAGCAATTACTTTACCTTCAATAATTTCAACAGCTTATCCAGCTTCATCTGGACCAAGTGGTGATTATAATAGCACAAACAATATTGGAACTTCTTACAAGTTCTATATTCAAACTTCAGCTACGTCTGGTGGTTTAACTATTAGAACTGATGGAACTGATAAATATGTAGGTCTTGCTAATATCGTTATTAACAACAGTTCTAGTGGAAAAGCTTTTGATCCATCTGCATCTGATGACATCATAACTTTAAACGGAACTACAAAAGGTGGAGTTTCTGGATCTACGTTGGAAATAACAGCAGTTGCTGCCAACAAATATTTAGTTACTGCATTTTTATTAGGTTCTGGATCGGTTGAAACACCATTTAGTAACTAATTAATTAATTAATTTTTAAGGAGCTCGTAAGGGCTCCTTAATATATAAGGAGAAAAATATGGGAAGTTTTAAAGGTGATATACAAGCAACTAGATTCACAACTACTACTACAAATGCAATTGTAGCAGGACCAATTAGATTAAGAGGTATTATCATTGCATCTGATGGATCAGGAGCAGGATTAGTTACTTTAAAAACAACGTCTTCTGCAGGATCTACTTTATTTGTAGCAGATGTACCAGAAGGTGATGTTATTAATTTTAGTTTTCCTGAAGATGGAATTTTATTTCCAAAAGGAATTTTTACAACTACATTGACAAATGTATCTGCAGTTACATTACTAACAGATAAATATTCTGGACCTGGATTAACAGCGTAGGAGAAGCTAAATGGCTAATACTACTTCTGGAACTACAACTTTTGAAAAAACCTTTTATATAGATAAAATTATAGAAGAGGCTTACGAAAGAATTGGTATGTCCGCTCCAAGAACTGGACAAGATTTAGAATCTACAAGAAGATCTCTAAATATAATGTTCCAAGAGTGGTCAAACAGAGGTCTTCATTATTGGGAAGTAGCAAATAATTCAATCTCCATGGTCAATGGTCAATCTGTCTATACTCTTTATAGATCAGCAGGAGATGGAACATCCGATGGTGTATTTACTCTTTTAGATACTGCAATTAATGCATCAGTAACTACAATAACTGTTGATTCAGTAGATCAATTTCCAACATCAGGAACTTTATTAATTGATTCAGAACAAATAACTTATACAGGAACAAACACATCTAATAATACTTTTACAGGTTGTGTTAGAGGTGCAAATAGTACAACAGCTGCAATCCATGCTGATAATGCAAATGTTTATGATAATAATTCAATCGTTTATGGACCCGATGATATATTAGAAGCTGTTTATAGAAACACACAACAAACACCTGTTGTTGATTTTCCACTTACAAAAATAGATAGATCTGCTTACAGTGGATTATCTTCTAAATTTTCAACCGGTCAACCTACACAATATTTTGTACAAAGATTTATAGATAAAATTACAATCACTTTATTTTTAACACCAGGCACAAGTGAAGTTAATAATGTAGTTAATTATTATTATGCAAAAAGAATTCAAGATGTTGGAGCTTATACAAATGCAACAGATGTTCCATATCGATTTGTCCCATGCATGTGCGCAGGACTCGCTTATTATGTATCATTAAAACTTGCTCCACAAAGAACACAAGAATTAAGATTATTATACGAAGATGAATTAAAGAGAGCATTAGAACAAGACGGCTCTTCTTCAAGTTCATTTATAACACCAAAAACTTATTATCCAAATGTCTAAGAATTCAAGAGGAAAATATGCTTATATGATTTCTGACCGATCAGGTCAGAGATTTCCATATCAAGAAATGGTACAAGAGTGGAATGGTTCATGGGTACATGTTTCTGAATATGAAGCAAAGCAACCTCAGTTAGAACCAAAGCCAACTGCAGCTGATCCACAAGGATTAAGATATGCACATCCTGATAGACAAGAACCACCGGTAATTATTGCTTTAACTTTAAATCCCTTTTCAACGACTAAGTATGCAGGTTCTACTTATATTAATGTTTATTCAGAGGATCATGATAGATCTACTGGTAATATTGTAAGATTTAGAGGCCCGCCGCAAGTTAACATTGTAGGCACACCAACTAGAGAAGATTCTTTTGATGACGTTCCATCATTTGATAATGTTACAGATATTTCAAATGCTAATGGATTTACAATCACAGTTGGAAAAATAGATTCATCTGGTATTGTAAGTGATACTTTAAATTATTTTTATTTTTTAAGTACAAGTACGGCAACAACAGGAAATATAGCTGGCGGCGGGGCACAATGTTCTGCAGGTCCGGTTACACTACAGGCTTAATATGACATACACAGAATTAGTTACAAAAATTAGAGATTATACAGAAGTGGATTCTAATGTATTAAGTTCAACTATTATAAATGGATTTATTGAAAATGCAGAATTTAGAATATTAAGAGATGTAGATTCTGATAACAATAGAAAATATGACACTTCTACTTTTGTAGTAAGTCAAAGATTTTTAAATACTCCAGCTAATCTTTTAGTAATTAGATCTGCTGAAGTTATAAATGCAGGGACTAGATCTTTTTTAGATATTAGAGATATGAGTTTTATAAATGAATATAATTCAACGGGTGTAACAGGAGTTCCAAAATACTATGCAAATTGGAATGAAAATACTATAGAATTTGCACCTATTCCAGATCAGGCTTATACAATTCAATTAAATTATATCTTGAAACCAACTGGATTATCTAGTAGTACTGCCAATACATATTTAAGTCAGCAATTTCCCAATGGCTTATTATATGCTTGCTTAGTTGAAGCTTATGGATTTTTGAAGGGTCCAACAGATATGTTGCAATACTATGAAAATAGATATAAACAAGCTATCGAAGGATTCTCATTAGAACAAATGGGAAGAAGACGAACTGATGAGTTTCTAGATGGAGAACCTCGTATAGTTCGTAAACCACAATAGGAGAAACAAGTATGGCA